TGGATGATAGGGTCTTGCTGCTGCTGTTGAGCTTTCTGCTGCGCGGCTTGCTGCTGGTTTGCCTGCGTAAGTTGCTTGCCTGCGTCTGCTACTAGACGTGACAGTTGTACTTCCATATCCTCTGGCAGCTCCTCGTTCGGAGCGGGTAGTGGTGCGCCTAGCTTCTCTTCTATCTTCTGGCGATAGGCGAAGCCAAGGTGTTCGGCAATATGCGCCTGTAGAGACGCCATAATCTGTTTTGCCTGCGGGTTTTGCCCGATCATTTGCGCCATCATCGGGTCTTGCATAAACGATGTATGCGTAGCGATGTGGGCTTCGTGGTCTTGGTATATGAACGCTTTCATAGGCTTGCCTACTAGAGCATCCATGTTCTCGCTTATTGGGTCTGCAGGCTTCGCATCGTCCTTCGTAGGTACGAGCTTGTCTGCATTCTTCACGCCTAACACTTCTATCATCTGCCGATGTAGCTGTGGTAAGTCATATATCTGTGGAGCCTGTGCGGCCATCTGGAGCACTGTTTGGTACTGTACCACCCGTTGCGCCATCGTAGAGTTGTTAGGGTCGCTCACAGGGATCACATCGACCATAAGGTAGTCTGCCCGCTTGGCGGTCACTTCGCCTCTGTACGGGACGTACGCGTACTCTGTGGGGGCATACTCTGCCATGATAGCCTTGAGTAGCTTAAACTCCTGCTTCATCGCGTAGTGTACGCGTGCTTGCACCGCAGCCATAGGTTTAAGTGTGCGCTCCAAGAGTGCTAACGTAGTGCCCACAGGAGCATTTGCGGACATGTCTGAGATGTCCATATCACTAATCGCGCCTAATCTACGACCTTCAGTCGTAATCTGGTTCAGAAGCGCTAGGAGCGTCTGTGAAGGCTCTTTGTAAGGTAGCGGCATGATGTTGTCACGGATAGACCCTGACGGCACGTCTACGTCCTTAAACTCGCCCGGATTGATTGGTGAGTCGTCCCCCTTGATACGTAGTCCACGGGACTTTAGCCCTCCCGGGAGGTTGGAGAGTGTACCAGCATCAACAAGCTGACGTATCAAGGAAGTTCCAGCACGGGCGTACCCACCGATAATGTGGATCAATCCAAGGCCATAAAACCCGAATCCCGGCACATATACATAGTGGACGAAGTGCTGTCGTTTGAGCGTGAGTGGGTCACCCTCCTCGTAATTCCTACGGATCGCCAGCACTTCGCCACTGCCACGCTCTATAGTGACGACGTACGGACGAGCGATCCCATCGTCATCATCAATCCCATCAATCAACAGGTCAGCGTGTATCTCATAAACAGCATATCGGTCATCATTAGTAAGCGAATACCCGCCGTCTTCGGCTTTCTTCTCTTCGATGTCCGTGTGGTAAGGTTCTGGCTCTCCAAGGTCTATATCTCTATAGAACCCTGCAGCTTGTAGCTTCTTCAATTCGTTCTTAGTCTTACGCATTACGTGCGTTACACGCTCTGCAGACTCAATATTCGACGCGCCGTAAGGCACAATCACGTCTTCCGCGGATATATAAATAGCGGCTTGACGGCCTAAATTAGGGTCAAAATACACCTTTTTAAAGGCTGAACCCGCTAATCCAAGGCTGTAGAGCATCCGTTCGTGCTCTGGGCGGTACTCAATCATATTTTCGGTAAGTTCGTAGTTCATGTCGGCCTTTACACGGCCTGCGGCTTCTTCTTTTTCCTTAGTTTCTTCACCAAGAATCTTTGTTTTTACTGGTCCTGATGCAGGAAACGTCTCTGACATAGCCTCTGCTTGGAATCTAATCGCTGCTTCTGCAAGAACTGTAGAGTTTACACCACACGCACCCTCCCAAGGGTCCATACGTTCCTCGTATTTGAAGCCTAAAACGTCCAAACCTTTGACAAATGTGTCTGCCCAGTCTTTGCGACCCTCTATATCTGTCTCTACTTGACCTACGAGATCACTGGAGAGTTCATGCAAATGCGACTCATCCAGAACTTCGGCCAAGTTCATACCAAATTCGGTAAAATCTAGCTCGTCACCGGGGATTATGGTGATTTCCATGCCGCCGTCTGCTAAAGTAACTGACTCAGGATCGACTATTTCAATCTCCAACTCAGATACATCCATCTCTTCCACACCTTCCAGACCGTCCTCAAGACCCTCTGGGGTTGCGTATAATCCTTTTTCAATAGCCATAGCTAAATCCCCTAATAATATCCGCCTCGGCGCTGTTTGAAGAACCGCTGTTCGTCTGGTTCGTCAGTCGGTAGGCGTATGAATCCTCCCTGTCTAAACCGCATGAGGGCCATAACTGTCGAATCCACAAGGTCATCATTACTCATAAATGGAAATCCTGCAATCTCTTCGACAACTTCTTCTGCCCACCTAGTCTGCGGCACCCATACAAGCTCGGACGCAATTATGTCCGCTACAGAGTTGAGACGTGCCGTTTTATCTCCAGACCCCCTGTGAGGGGTATACTCTGATATAGGTAAGCCCATACGCCGCATCTCTTGATACAAGGCCACCCCAGAACTTTTCTTCTCCACAATAAACGAGTCTGGTTCCCAATCTTGGTACTCTTCCATTGCGAGTTGTTTAAGCTCTGGGAACTCAATACGCTGTTTTATGCTATTTAACAATATAATATTGTAAGCATTGGTTTCCTCGTTCAAGAAAACACCCCATGTGGTAAGCGCTGTATAGTCTGCGCGGTTGTGCTTCTCGGCTGCGGCATCGAGCGACATGATAATATATTCACAGGACGGCGGCGTCTCGTGTGTCCACTCCTGCCACCACTCTCGCTTAACAATAGCTGCTTCTTCCGCGGTTGGCTGCTGCTGATACTGCGCATTCCACTGGAACGTAGGCATCGACGCCTTGGTACGGAGCAACGCCTCCAAATCAAAGAACTCAGGCCACAGAGGCTTCTGTACTTCCTTCTTAGTTTTCTTGTTTCGTACGTCTAATATGGCAGGAAACTCCACCACTTCGTACTGATCCGAACGTTCGTTCTGTGTCATGTCACGTACAACACGCCCTGTCAGGTCATCCATATGCCAACGCGTTTGTATAATCGCTACACGACCTCCGGGCATCAAACGTGTGCGAGCACCGAATGTAAACCACTCGTATGCTTTCTCAAATACACCAAAGTTTCCGTTGATTACATCTTGCTCAGAATGTGGATCGTCCACCAGCAATAGGTCAGCGCCACGACCAGCCAAAGCAGAACCAATACCACACGCATAATATTCTCCCCCGACATTCGTATTCCACCTTCCCGCTGACTTACTATCCTGTGCTAATTGAACTGTAGGGAATATCGAACGATACTGGTCTGTAGCAATCAGGTTACGTACTTTACGCCCAAAATCTACCGCTAGGTCTGTGGTGTGTGACACCATCATAACCTTCTTGCCCGGGTTCCTACCCAAAAACCACGCAGGGTAGAAGATAGAAACAAGCTGTGATTTACCATGTCTAGGGGGTATATTCACGCAAACACGGTCTTTATCGCCTCGTTCGATACCCATCAACATATTTGCAAGGATGCGGTGGTGTTTACCCACTATAAAATCAGGCATCATCAACTTGCAGAACTCTATGAGGTCGTCATACGCGGCTTTGTTAGTGCTTCTGGTGTGTAGTTCGTCCACCATACGGTCAATTTCGGCTACTTCTTCGGTGCTAAACGCGTCTAAGTTAGCTAACATGACCTCAATATCGGCCTCGTTGAAATTCAAACCGTCATTCATCATCGTCGAACCCAAATTCTTCGTCCACATCTAGGTCTTCGGCGGGTACTAGCACGGCATCTTCGATTTCTGGCGCTGGATTTACCAGTTTTGCGAGCTTACCACGCAGTTTTTCCTTAATATCGTCCGTAGTTTGGTGTGTAATCGTCACTTCAGACTTCTCTGTGAACAATCCTACGTCTGAAATCTTACCCAAAAGCTCCAGTGCACGCATACGCACACGAGGATCAGGGTTTTCGGACTCAATCACGAGCTTATTAGTCACCAAATTACGTAATTGCTTGGAAGATTCGACAACAGAGTGGTTAAACTCGTCTATAATACTGCTCGTTAAGCGCACAGACGCGGGTGTTAGGGCCGCAGCACGTTTATTTGTGACTTTATTGGACGTTTTATCAGGGTTTTGCGCGTATGCAGTGGCTAAAGTCGCCGCAACTTCTTTGTCTGCCTCGTCAGGTTCGAGGTCAACACCGTACTTCTCTAATTCGTCAACGGTTTTGCCCAGCGCTGATGCACGCTCTGGTAGAGGTATCTTCTTAACCTCATCTTCTAGGGGTATCCCTAGTTCTGGAGTGGCACTCATTGTCATAATACGTCGCAGGTTGGTAACCGATAACGTAATAATAGGGTACAAAAAATTTTTTGACAAGGGTTTTGAAAAAGGGGTGGGGGGTTTTCAAAAAATAGCAATTCATTTGTCCATATTAGTATTACTACACGTAACACGGAGTCCCACATGACAGCGCGGGGGGTGGGGGTAGGGTATG